CGTCGCAAACTTCGCCGGCGTGCGGTCGGCTATGTCGAGCCTGCTCGGGCAGAACGTCGACGTCGAGGGCGACGACCTCGCAGTCTACGAGCATCTCGCGCGGCACTACCGCGACAACGGACAGGAGGTCCCGCCGTTCGAGCGCGACTACTCCGAGGACGAGCTGAAAGCGGTCGAGGAGGGCACGTTCGATCCGGACGAGGAGAAAGGTCCGGTCGCGAGTCACACGACCCCGATCGATAACGAGGCGCCGTGGAACGGGCCGACAGCTCGCGGACAGCTCCGACGCTGGGCGAGTTCGGACGACTCCGGGAGTCCCGAGACCATCGACTACGCGCGGTTTCAGCGCGGGTTCGCGTGGTTCGACGGAGAGAACCGGGAGACGGTCGGCGCCTACAAGCTGCCGCACCACGTCGTCCGCGACGGCTCCCTCGTGGCGATCTGGCGGGGCGTCACTGCCGCGATGGGCGCGCTACTCGGAGCCCGGGGCGGGACCGACATTCCCGAGACCGAGCGGGCCGGCACTTACGCGCATCTCGCGAAGCACTATCGCGACAACGATCGCGAGGCGCCTCCGTTGACCCGGGACTACACCGAGGCCGAGATCAAGGCGATCACGGTCGACGTGCTGCAGTTCGTGAAATCGGAGGACGGCGACGACATTGTCGACGTCGAGACCGGGCAGGACGTCGGCGAGCTGTCTCTCGACGACCTGCACGACGGACAGTGGGAGGACGAGGTCGAGAGCCGCGCGGTCGTGGCGACCGGCGTCACGAACGGGCACTCGCACCAAGTCGACAACATGCGAACGGGACAGACGTCGACCGTAAACGGTCACGCGCACCCGTACACCGCCGGCGCGAATCGCACCGGACCCGGAGGCTCGGACAATCACGTGCACCCGGTCCCGAACGCGCAGGGCAACGCGGCAGACGCCGAGCTGCGCGCAATGATCGAAACACTATCGAAGCGGGTCGAGGAGCTAGAGGCCGAGGTCTCTGTGCGACTCGGGATCCTGCATAACGTGATCGAGGAGATGGGCGACAGCATCCTTTCCGCGATCACGGACGAGCGAGGAGCGGGAGCCGATTCAAACGACCCGGCTCCCGGCAAAACCGGCAAGGGGAAACCCGCCGGCGGTCCCGCCTCCCGGAGTGAGGCTGACCAGAACGACGAGGACGAGGCGATCGATCGGGGCACTTTGGCTCTGCAAGATTTTCTCGGTTCGTCCGGAGATTCGGTCCACTAAGCGGCGACGCTATACGACCGGGAAATGTGGTAACGCGTTAACACACTGGGAGGTCCGTTATGGACAAGATGACACAATTCGAGGGGCTACTGACTGACGCACTCGAAAAGTTCAAAGCAAACGGCGCGACGATCGAGGAGCTGCAGAAAACGGTCGAGACCGTGCAGCGGACCGTCACGTTTATGAAAGCGCAGGCCGACGCGAACGTCGACTCGAACGATCCCGGATTCAACGATCCGGAAATGGCAAAGTCGTTCATCGAATTTTGCAAGGCTGCATGGTTCGACGACAAGTCGGCGATCGCAGCGATTGCCGAAAAACAGGGAATGAACGAAGCGAACGACCCGGACGGCGGTTTCCTCGTGCCGGCCGAGTTTCGCCCGACCCTGATCCGTCTGGTCGAAGTGTTCGGGATGGCTCGCAGGTTTGCGACTGTGATCCCGATGCGCCGGCTTGAGATGGAAATTCCAAAGCTGACGCAGTCGGTCGCCGTGTTCTGGATCGACGAAGGGCAGCAAATCACCGAGACGCGTCCGCAGTTCGGCAACGTGAAACTCGTCGCGAAGAAACTCGCGGCGCTGGTTCCCGTGACTGGCGAACTCATGGAGGACTCGACGATTCCGATCGCGAATTTGATCGCGACTCTGTTCGCAGAGCAGATCGCGTTCGAGGAGGATCGGGTCGTGCTGACCGGCGACGTCGTGGGAGCGGGCGATCCGTTCAACGGCGTACTGGGCGATCCCGGCACGACGATCGTCGTTATGGGCGCAACTCTCGACGCGTTCACCGACGTCGACGCAGACGACCTCGCCGACATGACGGTCGCGATCACGCGTTCCGCATCGACCGGATCTCGCTACTTCATGCACCGGACGGTCTGGAATCTGATCCGCAAGCTGAAAGGGACCGACGGGCACTACATCTACGCGCAGCCGCAGGGCTCGACCCCGGGGACGATCTGGGGTTTCCCGTTCGAGCTGACCGACGTTATGCCCTCGATCACCGACAGCGCGGCCGACACGCCGTTCATTATTTTCGGCAACCTCCGACACGTCTACATCGGAGACCGTCGACGCATGACGATGGCGCAGTCGACTCACGTCGGGTTCACCACGGATCAGATTTTCTTGCGCGTGATTCAGCGCACGGCGATCACCGTGGCATTGCCGGAAGCGTTCGCAGTTCTCAAGACTGCCGCGTAATCGGCGCCGGCGAGTTTCGCCGACAGTAGGTAGCGTGCGCCCGGTTCCACGTTCGGAGCCGGGCGCGTGGAGATAGCAAAGCGAGAGGATTAGGAAAAATGGCAACGCAGCAAACAACTGGCAAAAAATACGATCCGGGGCTCGGACTACTCTACCGCGTCGAGCACACGCTCTACGATCCGGAGAACGGTTTGAATCTCAAGCATAACGACATCATTCAAACCGAGTGCGAGAACTGGGTCCGTCGAATGGGAACGTGTCTCGGAGAGATCCGAACCATCCCGAAAAATAACAAGGCGACCGAGGTCCTCGTGATCAGCGAGTGCGTCGAGGACGGAGGCGCTGCTCTCGGAGAGCCGAGGCAGCGTTTCGCATCGACCGATCCCGCCTCCCAGCTCACCGAAGGGCAGAGCCCCGAGGACGAGGTCGGAGACGAGCCACAACCGCCGGCGCGCAAGTTCACGCGCAAGGCGAAAAAGTAGGGGCACGCTATGCCGACGGGCGGCGAAGTTCGAGCATTTATGAAACCGGCGCGCGAGCTGGCGGCGGCGTTCATCAATATCGTCGACGGGACGACTCAGGCTCCCGACGCGGATAATCCTGTGCTCGTCGCAGCGAGTGGGCAGGCGTTCGCGATCGCGCAATCGTACATGCAGCGGCCGTTCTTTCAGGAGCAATACTGCGAGCGGTATTTCGCGGTCGGGTTCGAGCTGAAACTTCGCGTCGTGCCTGTGCAGACCGTCGACGAAGTCGAGGCGAACGGAACGGTTCTCGAACAAACGATCGATCCGAACGACCCGAAGGACTACGAGGTCAAGGGGAATCGGATCATTTTCGGGCAGGGAATTCTCGGTCTCGACCTCGCGTCGGAAACCTTCACGAGAGGTTTGACGGGAGCCGAGGCCGACTTTCTGTTCTCGGTCGTCGAGGTCAAGTACACCGGCGGGTTCGCCCGAGCGGACGACGACGCGTCGTTCGTCAATGCGATGGCCGAGCAGTGCGCGGCGCAGTACCGGCGCGCACCGTTCACCGGACTCTCGTCGAGCAGCGGCGGGAACAATACGGGATCCGTCACCGTGGGATCGGACAAGGGTTCGATCATTGACGGCGTCGCGCTGCAGCTCGACCCGCTCGTGTATTACGGCGAAGCGGAGGACCTACGATGCCTCTGACCGTAGACGTGACCGAGTTCCGCAAGGGCAGGAAAACTATCGCCGCTGCGATCAGAGAGATCCGGCAGGGGATACGACGCGAAAAATTCAATCAGGCGATCGTTCCCGCGATGGACGACTACGCGCTGCTCGACCTCGACCCACAAATTCAGCGGAACCTCGCCGGAACGATTCTCAATCGACGAACCGGGAACCTCGCGGCGCGGACACGCGTCACGAAAGCGACCGTCACCGGGCAAAAGGTCTCGATCTCGATCGAGACAAACGGGGTCCCGTATGGGCTGATCCACGAGACCGGCGGGACGATCGTCCCCAAGACAAAACAGTTTCTAACGATTCCACTACCCGACGCGCTCACGGCGTCGGGCGTGCTGCGCAAGTCTGCGGCCGAGCTGCAGCAGAACCCGTCGCCATTCGATACGACATTCATCCACGACGGGACGATCATCGGCGAGCGGAACGACAACCTGACGCCGTTGTTTATCCTGAGAAAAAAGGTCGAGATCCCGGCGCGGCGCTGGGCGTCGAGTGCGGTCGACTCGACGATCCAACAATTTCTAAAACGTCTGCAGGAACGCGTCGACGGCGTGCTGCGCGGAGGGCGTCGGTAGATGGCACTCCCAGCACTGCAATCCTGCCCGACATATCCGCAGTATGCGCTCCGCGACGATCCGTCCGAGCGCGAAAAGATTGTCGCCGAGGCCGAGCGTCGTTTGCGCTGCGGATTGATCACGGCGAACAACGCGGTCCCGTTCGAGCGTGGCTGGGCCGGCGTCGACGTAAAGCAAGTGCCGAAGGTTCTGCTCTACGAGGACGAGGAGCGGGTCGAGATGATCCGCGAGCTGTTCTACCAGAAAACGCTATCACTCTGGTTTGAGTATTTTCGGGCGGTTTCAAACCCGACCCAAGTTTACGAACAAGGGAATCGAATGATCCACGAGCTGCAGATCGCACTCGAACTCGATCAGAATTTCCAGAACGGCGGTCCGCCGGAAGATCCGTGCAGACCACCAGATCCTAAAAACGCGCTCGTGACTTTTTACGGGCTAACGAGAAACGCGATCGTCGAACTAGCGGAGAACCGCGTGCTCGCGATAGCCGTCTACGAGTTTCGATATTACGAGACGCATTTCGGAGCGGATTGTTAGAGGAGAATTTCTCATGTCATTTTTTGCACCCAATGTCGAAAACTATACCCTCGGAAAGGGCGTCCCGTTTTTTTCGAGGCTCATTTCCCCGGGCGTGTTCGACGCCGAGCGAGACCTCGGCAACGCGCCGACGTTCTCGATTAACGTCGACATTGAAAACCTCGAACACTTTTCGAGTCGGTCGGGGATCAAC